AAAAAGTAGCTTCTCTTTTAAAATCTGCAACTTTACGAGTGCGATTATAATACTCTGCAAAAATGTTATTAGATTTCGCTTTGCTTAAAATATAGCTTTCTAAAGCGTTTGATATTTTTGTAATTAATTCCATGTCTTTTGTTTAAATGTAATAATCTTCTTTACGGTTATTTCCATACATTAAATTAGATGTGTTCCCCTCCTCTATAGTTTTCAAAGGGATGTTTTCGAGTTTTATAGCTCCAGATTGAATTTTTGCCAACATATTAATTGCGTCTTTATAAACTTCAATATAATCTTCAGGAACTTTTCGAGCTGCATTTCGTCTGACTGCACGATAGGCTACTATTTGAGATATTATTTGAATAAGTATTCCATTAAGAATGGGTGTGTCACTAAATATTTTTGATACATCATATTTAGTAGATATATATGATTTTACTAAGTCTATAGCTTTGCTCTCAATATTAGTCATAATTGAGTCATCATTTGCATTGTTTGCTATACTTTCGATAAATAATCTGCTTTGAATTACATCTTCTATGTCTTCTGGTGTTATGTATTTCATCCTTAAGGTATATTATAATTACGTTTAACTTTCCCTGTTTTATGCCTCTTTTGTCCATTTCTTCTTGATATAGAGCTTGTATATATCTCAAGTTTAGAAATCGCTTGTTGATCTCCATCAGGGCTGTCATCATGTTCGTTGTTTCCCTCTTCTATAGCACATAATTGCATAATGCCTACTTGTGTATCATTATGACTTTTTAGAGCTATATTATAGTAAATTCGACCATTTTGGTAATATGGCTGCATTGTTACAATTCTTCCAAATTTATTTACTTTTGGAGTGTTTATTTTTATGAGGTTTAGCCATTGATTTTGCTCTTCCTCTACTTCTTCAATAGCTCTTTGAACTTCACCATTCCAAAATTGACTCTCATATTGAAAAATGCAATTAACACCTTGTGGTAATCGGTTTTTGAAATCACACATCCACGCAACAGCTCGTTTCATTTTTGATTGTTTAACGTAGCAATCAATTAAATAGAAGTTGTTTTCATACAATCCCCATGCCTTAACAGCATTGTAGTCGGATTTTTCATTGTCTGTATAAGCTATATCCCAATGCACAATTATCATTTTGAAAGAGAGAAGATCTGGTAGCTTAGTCCATTGTATCTGTTCTTCATTAAATATTGAACCTTCAAGACGTGTTTCATGAAGATATTCGGCATAAGCTGCAGGAATACCCATATCCACCTCTTGCTCTCTGTAATAATCTGCAGAATACATGCCTTTCCAAGCAGGTTCATGTGTTGTTTTATCATACGCTTTTATTTCGTTGACAATCCAAGTTGGGTGTTTTTCCTGAAGTATAGTCTGCGTCATCACTCTTGCAAACTTATTATTGGCATACAAGAGACGTCTATTTTTCCCTGTCATTGTTGGGATAATATCTCTTTCAATCTGTTCTGCCTGTTTTCGCATTCGTTTAGGGTTCGAAATAGTGTCAGGTGTCTCTAAATCATCGATAACCCAAAGAGTAGGACGACGTTGCTTTACTCTGACTCCACGTACTTTTTTCTTAATCCCAAAAGCCATTCCAATAAATCGCTGGTCGATAGTTTTGAAATTGCCTATTTCCCAACTTCCCTCGCATTTTTGTTGTCCAAAATCATGTATCAATAATGCATTGGCTTCTAATTCTGCTTGAAGGTCTGCCAGCAACTCCTGTGCTCTTTCTTTACTGTCAGACATAAGACAGAAAAACACATCCTCGCCTCTCATCCATAACCACAATGGAATAATGATATCACACCAAACAGATTTAGCTAAACCTCTACCCCATTGAGCAAAAAATTTAATGAGAACATCTGAAGCAATTGTGTTAGCAGCCTTAATTTGAAATCCTGCACTTGGAGCTGTAGCGTAATGCGGGAGATAAGTTTCAACCATGTATTGAATATCGTTTTTAGCTCTCTCAATACGCTTGTATTGCTGTTCTTTGCTTTCAAATGGATTTACTTCGTTTGCCTTAGTAACAATTTCTAATTTTGCAAGGTATTGCTCCGCAAGTAATTTGTCTATCTTTCTTTGTGTTGCCATCTTAACCTAATTCTTGTGTTTTCTTGCGGATTAATAATTGTTGAAACTGAATAGTTTTGTTAAAAATATCCTCATCATATTTACGAAGTTCAGTAAAAATATCATCCATTGCGTTGATAAATTCTCCAAGAGTGTATTTATTGTCTTTTTCAATACCTCGCAAAGTTTTTCCATACTTAGAAATTTCATCACCTAATGAAGCAGATTGTTTACGAAGTATAATTTCGCTTTCTTCATCTCCTCTTTTCTGAGCTTCTTGTATTTCTGTTTCAATATCAATGCGGCGTTTAGATATCAATCGGATTACATGTTTTAAATTATCTACATCGGTCCGATAATCTTGTTGCCTTGCTTCTCTTAGATTTCTCCAGCCCTCATCTTTCGCCCATTCGCTCATTGTCTTTTCTGAAACACCAAGATTTGTGGATGCTTCTTTTTGTGAAGCTCCCTGTATTACTACAAGTTCGTAAGCAGCTCTTTTGATTTTAGTATAATCAATTTTTGATTTTTGTTTCTTTTTCTTTGACATAACAGATTATATATGAATATGCAAAGTACGAAATAGGTTTTGATTTACCCAAAAAAACAATTAACGGTTGATAAATTTGTATTAACGGTTAATATAAAAGTGCCAACCGTTAATAAGTTATTTGTCAGCTTTTTGTTTTGTGTGTTATTTTGCGTTTTCAAGCTCATTGCTAATTGCATTACATAACCAAGAAAAGTATTGAATGGAAAAAAAACTAAAAATAGAAATTACAGCTAATGGTACACAGGGACGAATAGATATTATTGGTCATATTTCTGAATGGGGTAAAAACAATGCCGTTGATATGCGTCAACGATGTCAAGAGCTTAAAGAAAGTGGCGTAGCAAAATGCCATGTCTATATTATGACTGTTGGAGGAGATTGCTTTCAGGCAAACGAAATAGTAAATATTTTACATGATGTTTTTGGCTCATTTACAGGAGAAGGCGGTGCGTTGGTGGCAAGTGCGGGGACATACATTGCTGTGTGTGCTAAAAACTTTGTTATGGCAGAAAATGGGCAGTTTATGATCCACAAACCAAGTGGTTGGGTTGACGGGAATGAGAAGGAGATTGAGAATTATTTAACCCTTCTAAGAAATATGACATCAACATACTATAACGCCTATAAATCCAAGCTTATAAAGCCAGAGGGGAAATTTAAAGAAAAATGGGAAAGTGGAGATTTTTGGATGACAGCACAAGAGGCAAAGGAATGGGGATTTATAACAGATATCAAAGAGCCTGTTCAAATAGATCAAGAAACAGCAAAAGCAATTAAAGAAAGTGGTTCTCCTATTGCATTAGCTAAAATAGATATTAATCAAACAAATAAAGAAGAAAAAATGGATCTAAAACCAATTATTATCGCTCTTGGAATGCAGGAAGCAAATGAGGAGCAAATAGTCGCAAAGATTAAAGAGAATGCAACAAAAGCGGCTAATTACGACATTTTAAAAGCAGAAATGGAACGTAAAGAAAAAGAACGTAAAGAGGCAGACATTAAAGCTGTTTTAGACAAAGCAGAAAATGAAAAGAGAATTAAAGCAGACTCTCGTGAACAGTGGCTTAAAATGTTAAATTCAGATTTTGAATCTACTAAGGAGTTAATTGAAAGTTTACATCCTGTTCAAAAACTATCGAGTGAGATTAAAATTTCTGCTGATAATTCGGGTGCTACTTATCAAGGCAAAACCTTTGAGCAACTTCAAGACGAAAATCCAGAAGCACTTGCAGAATTAGAAAAGGATAACCCTGAGGCTTATGACGCCTTATTTGCTGACTGGAAGAAAAGAAACAAGATTAAATAATAAAACAAAATAAGATGGCAACTATTCAAGATGGTAACTGGCTAAACCAGTACGTAGCTCCTCAACTCTTACAGGAGTTTAAAAATTATAAGGACGATTTCATTGGTGTACTACCTGGTGTTCCAGTTCAAGCACTTACTGCTGATGGAGTAAGGCTTAATAAGCTAATTAATAATGTTGGTTTTAGGGTAAATAACACAGATGCATTTGTTGCTAAAAAAATGGATGGCAAGAAGATCTTTGTGGAATTTGAAAAATACGACACTGAACCAACAAGTGTTGATGATGCTGAAATTCGTGCAATTGGTTATGATAAGAGAAATGAAGTTCGCAAAAAACATGCTGAATCATTTAAATTAGGCATAAGAGATCATGTACTATGGAAGCTTGCTCCTTCAGTAAGCGACAATGCAGATATGCCTGTTATGAGAACAACAGGTGCTGATGATGGAACCGGTCGTAAAAGATTAACTTTTGCAGATTTGGTTAAATACCTTGAGAAGGTAAAAGCTCTTAATCTTCCAAATGAAAATGAATTCTATATGGTATTATGTCCAGAGCATTCAACAGACTTAATACTTGACAGAGATAGTGCTGCTTATTTTGCAGATAAGTCAATTTTCTTTGACATGCAAACAGGTAAAGTTAAATCTGTAATGGGATTTAAATTCTTTGAAAACAATGCAGTTTTAGCTTATGACAACGCAGGAAACAAAAAAGCTAAAGGAGCTGCCTTAATATCAACGGACAGAAGAGCATCATTATTCTTCTATGCTCCAAACACATTCTATCACATAGAAAAAGTGAAAATACTTTATAAACCAGAAACCACGGATACTAAATCTG